CAGGAGCTGCTGACATATGACATTCTTGCCGTCAATGCCGATGGCCTGTGGGTACACACCAAATACGGTGAGGAAATCCCCCGCCGGAACGGCAAAAATGAAGTCGTGGTCATTCGGGAAATGTGGGGGCTTACCCACGGGGAAAAGATTCTGCATACCGCACACCGCACGACTACAAGCACATCGGCCGCCCGCCGCCTTGCTGCCCGCCTGGTGGGAGCCGGTTATGAAGAGGTCGCCCGTATCAAAAAGGGCGAGAAATACGATAAGCATTTTACATATACCAAGCAGCTGGGCATGGAGCGCATTGTCCTGCTGGGGGAGGGTGGCGGCACAATCGATTTCCGCACCCGTTCGTCCTCCGGTGGCTTGGGCGAGGGCTTCGACCTGCTCGTCATCGACGAGGCGCAGGAGTATACCGACAATCAGGAAACGGCGCTGAAATACGTGGTTACAGACAGCAAAAACCCGCAGACCATTTTCTGCGGAACGCCGCCCACGACCGTATCAGCCGGTACAGTATTCACCAAAATGCGGAGCGCCGTATTGCAGGGGGAAACCACAAATACAGGGTGGGCAGAGTGGTCGGTCGATGAAATGACAGACCCCGGCAACAAGGAAGCGTGGTACGAAACCAACCCATCTCTGGGGACGATTTTAACAGAACGTGCCATTCAGGATGAAATCGGCACGGATAAGATTGATTTCAACATTCAGCGTCTGGGGCTTTGGCTCAGATATAATCAAAAATCCGCCATCAGCAAACGGGAATGGGAGGAATTGCAGTGCAAAACTCTTCCGGAACTTTCCAGCAAGCTGTTTGTCGGCATCAAATACGGCCACGACGGAGACAGTGCGGCCATGTCCATCGCTGTCAAGACCGGCGACGGCCGTATTTTTGTTGAGGCCATTGACTGCCGCCCGCAGCGTGCAGGCAATGTCTGGATTTTGGATTTTCTGGAAAAAGCAGATGTGGACAGCGTAGTGGTCGATGGTGCCAGCGGACAGGAGTTGCTTGCATCCGACATGAAGCGCCGGAAGCTGAAAGCGCCGAAGCTGCCGACGGTGAAGGAAATTATCATGTCCAATTCGGTGTTTTCCCAAGCGGTTGCCATGAAGACGCTGTGCCATATGGGGCAGCCTTCTGTGGTGCAAATCGTCAGCAACTGTGAAAAGCGCGCCATCGGCTCCAATGGCGGCTATGGTTTCAAGTCCATTCTGGATGGCGCCAAGGTGGAGCTGATGGACAGCATGATTCTGGCGCATTGGCTTTGCGGGAGCAAGAAGGAGCGCAAAAAGCAAAAAATCAGCTACTGACCGGAATTTCCGGTGGTAAATATATCATTTTCAGGAGGTACATATGGAATTCACACCCATCAACACCCAAGAGGAATTTGACGCCCGTGTTGCAGAATTGTACGGGGACGTCAATGACCTTCAGGGGCAGATCACCACACACACGCAGACCATTGAGCAGCTGCAGGGGCAGATCAAGGGCTATGAAACTGCCGCGCTGAAGCAGCGGATTGCCCAGGAGAAGGGCATCCCTGCCGAAATGGCCGCCCGTCTTTCCGGTGAAACGGAGAAGGACATCCGGACGGATGCCGACGCCATGGCCGCCATGATCCGCACGATCAAAGGCCCCGCGCCGCTGCACGATCCCATGGAAAAGGATCCTGACCCCAAGAACGCAAATCTGACCAACATGCTTCATGAACTGAGAGGAGAGTAAATTATGGGAACGAAAACAGCTATGGGAAGCAACTTCAAGCCCGAAGTCGTAAAGGAGGTATTCTCCAAGGTCAATGGCCATTCCAGCATCATCAAGCTGGCAAAGAAAATGCCCGTGGCATTCAGCGGAAACGATATTTTTACGTTCAGTCTGGACGGTGAGGCGGCGATCGTGGGCGAAGGCGCCCAGAAGCCCGCCGGCACCGCGACTGTGGCCCCCGTTTCCGTCACCCCCGTCAAGGTCGTGTACCAGCACCGTGTTTCCAATGAGTTCATGAGAGCTTCTGAGGAAAAGGCGCTGGGAATGCTTCAGGCATTCACAGACGGTTTCGCTATGAAAATCGCCCGAGCAATCGATATCATGTCTTTCCATGGTGTCAACCCGGCCGACCTGAAAGCGTCTGACAAGATCGGTACCAATCACCTGGACACCGTTACCAGCGTCACTTACACCGACGGAAAGCCGGAGGATGCGCTGAACGCTGCCATTGCCGTGATCGGGGACAACGACGTCAACGGCTATGCTCTGAGCAAGGCGTTTGCGACCGCGCTGGGCAGCTACAAGGAGAACGGCGTCAGTCTGTATCCTGAGTTCAAGCTGGGTGCCAACCCCGGCAAACTGGTGGGTACTGCGTGCGACGTAAACAGCACCGTCAACAAGGGCAACGCCGATGCGCTGGCCTATGTGGGCGATTTCGAGAACGCCTTCCGCTGGGGCTATGCGGATGAAATCCCTATGGAAGTCATCCAGTACGGCGACCCTGACGGTCAGGGCGACCTGAAGCGCACCAATGAGATCGTTCTCCGGGCGGAAGCCTGGATCGGCTGGGGCATTCTGAACAAGGATGCTTTTGCCAGAATCGTGAAGCAGCAGACGCAGGCGGACCAGAAGGGATAAGGAGGAAATCATGCGTTACCGCAATGTAAAAACCGGAGACGTGATCGATTCCCCGTGTGTCATTTCCGGTAGTAACTGGGAACCCGTGGAGGAAGATACTGCTGTATTCCCCGACGATGACGCTGCCGTGGCGGAGGTCTCCGAAGAAAAGCCTCCCAGACCCCGCCGGGGTAAGAAATAATGGCAGCCGCATATGCCACAGTGGATGATCTGACCCAGCTGTGGCGGGCAATGACAACCGAGGAACAGGGGAGGGCGCAAGCCCTCCTTGACATTGTTTCGGCCTCCCTGCGGGTAGAAGCCTGCAAGGTAGGGAAGGATCTGGACGCCATGGTAGCGGAAAGCGACGACTTGGCAGCCGTCGCAAAATCCGTGACCGTGGATGTGGTAGCCCGCACTCTGATGACATCCACCGATCAGGAGCCGATGACCCAAATGTCCCAGACCGCCGGCCCCTACAGCACGTCAGGCACGTTTCTGGTTCCGGGCGGCGGCTTATTTATCAAGCGAAGCGAGCTTGCCAGACTGGGACTGCGGCGGCAGAAATGCGGGGTGATGGAAATTTATGGCAGCTATTCAGGGGATAACGGTCATCCTGTATGACAGAGTCAAGACCGGCACGGATGCCTTCAACGCACCGGTATATGCGGAAAGCCCGACAGGAGTGAAAAACGTGCTGGTATGCCCGGTGAGTACCGAGGACATTATCACCGATCTCCAGCTTTACGGGAAGCGGGCGGAATATGAGCTTTGCATCCCGAAAGGGGATACGCACATCTGGGAAAACCGGACAGTGGAGTTTTTCGGCAAAAAGTGGCGCACATTTGGCATTCCCCTGGAGTGGATGGAACACCGGGTGCCGCTGCCATGGAACAAACGGGTAAAGGTGGAACGTTATGGCTAGCGTAGAAATCGTATTGGACAGCGCCGGGATTCAGGAATTACTGAAATCTCAGGAAATCGCAAACGTTTGTGAAGCTCAGGCTGCCCGGATGACCCAGGCGGCCGGCGTGAAATACGTGGCGGATGTGCATGTCGGCAAGACGCGCGTTAACGCTGCAGGCGTGACCAGAAAGGGCGGCAAGGACAAATGATCGAGATTATTCTGCTTGATTATCTGGAAGGCGCCCTGAAGATTCCGGTAACGCCAGAGTACCCCGAAGATCCGCCGGAGCGATTTGTTGTTCTTCGGTTTGGGGATACCACCCGTGAAAATCTGCTGGAAACCACCGTGGTAATTGCGGAATCCTATGAGGGCAGCCTCTTGAAGGCTGCCCAGCTGAATCGGCAGGTGAAGGCGGCCATGGACGCGCTGACGGAGCTTCCGGAGATCTCCGCCGCCAGACTGGCAAGTGATTACCCGGCGCCAGACACCAAGAACAAACGATATCGCTATCAGGCGGTATACAATATCACCCACTACTGAAAGGAGAAATGACCATGGATACCAAAAATGTAACCGCCAGTAAACCGAAAAAGGGCGGAGCTGCTTTCTGCGCCCCGGCCGGCACGACGTTGCCGACCGATACTGGGACGGCGCTGGCAAAGGAATTCACCGCCCTGGGCTATATCTCTGAGGACGGCGTGACCAATGCGAACAGCCCTTCTTCGGATAAGGCCAAGGCTTGGGGCGGGGATACGGTACTGAATTTCATGACCGACAAACCGGATACCTTCAAGTTCAAGCTGATTGAGGCGTTGAACGTGGCGGTGCTGAAGGTGGTTTATGAGGAAGACAACGTCACCGGTACACTGGAGACGGGGATCACTGTCAAGGCGGGCAGCGCCGATCCGCAGGAACGCGCCTGGGTGTTTGACATGATTCTCAAGGGCGGTGCTGCCAAACGTATCGTTGTCCCCAAGGGAACCCTGACGGAACTTGCCGAAATCAAGTATGCGGACAACGAACCGGTAGGCTATGAAGTCACGATTTCGGCCGTGCCGGATACCGACGGCTACACCCACTATGAGTACATCAAAGCGACCGGAACCGGGGAGGAAACCGCATGAAAGAAGGCGTAACGAAAACCGGATTCCATTTTTCTCTGGAAGATGACGCCATGGACAACATGGAGCTGGTGGAAGAACTGGCCAACATGCAGGAAAATGACCTTATTGCCATCACCAGAGTCGTCACCATGGTGTTTGGTCCGGAGCAGAAAAAGGCGCTCTACGACCATCTGCGTGCCCGGGAGGGGCGGGTAAAGGTCAGCACCGTTATGGATGCCATAAAAGATGCCTTTGCAGTCTTTGGAGAACAGGGAAAAAACTCCTGACCCTCGCCGACATGATTTCTCTGGATCGTGTAGCCCTCACTTGCGATCTTGCAGAAACATACGGCCTCCTGAACTGGGAGACTGTACCGGTTGCCACGCTGGCAATGCTGGCCGTCGGCTTGAGGGAAAATTCCAGAATTAAAATGCGCCTGTCCAGCAGACCCACGACCACGGAGACTATGCTCCTGGCGGCTGCGCTGGACAGGCTTTCCACGTTGGTATGGTTTCAGACGGAGGACGGCCAAGCGGGGAGAAACAGGCCAAAGTCGCTGGTGGCGGTTCTCCTGGGGGAAACTCAGGAAACAAAACGCAATGTCCGGTCCTATGAGACTTCGGAAGAATTTGAACAGGCGTGGCGGAGTATAACGGGGGTAGCCCATGGGTGATTTAGCAAAAGCGTATGTCCAGATTGTGCCATCTGCCAGAGGCATGAAGGAAGGCTTGACCAGTATTGTCAATGGGGAAATGCCCTCCGGTGGAAAAAGTGCCGGGGGCATTTTCGGCTCCAATCTGGTCGGCAAAATCAAAAGAGTGATTAGCGTTGCCGCCATCGGAAAAGCGCTGTCCAGCAGCATCACGGCGGGGGCCGAGCTGGAGCAGAGCCTGGGCGGCATCGAAACGCTGTTTAAGGGTTCCGCTGCCACCGTGATTGCCAATGCCGAGCAAGCATATAAAACGGCCGGCATGTCTGCCAACGGCTACATGGAGCAGGTGACAGGTTTTGCCGCATCCCTGCTGCAGAGTCTGGGCGGGGATACCGCTAAGGCGGCAGAAGTCTCCGATATGGCACTGACGGACATGTCAGACAATGCCAATAAGTTCGGCACCGACATGCAGCGGATCACCGACGCCTATCAGGGATTTGCCAAGCAGAACTATACCATGCTGGACAATCTGAAACTTGGATACGGCGGCACCAAGACTGAAATGCAGCGTTTGCTGAAAGATGCCGAGGCGCTGACCGGCGTTAAATACGACATCAGCAATCTTTCCGACGTGTATAACGCCATTCATGTGATTCAGGATGAACTGGGAGTGACCGGGACGACCGCCCTGGAGGCATCTGAGACGATTTCCGGCTCTTTCAACTCCATGAAGGCCAGCTTTACAAATGTTCTGGGCGATCTGGCACTGGGAAGGGACATTAAGCCATCCTTGACCGCTCTGGTGCAGACAACGGTGACATTCCTGAGGGGGAATCTGGTGCCGGCTGTGAAAAACATTATTACAGCGCTTCCGGGGGCGGTTGGAATTCTTCTGAAAGAGCTGATACCGGCCAATGTGCAGGACATCATCAACTCTTTTGTATCAAACTTCAGTACATTCATGACCACCAGCTTCCCGACGATATTGGAAAACGGAACGGCCATGGTAACGCAGCTGGTGGCGGGATTCCAAGCCGGATTTCCCGAGATGATTACATCTGCCGCCGGCTTGATCGGGCAGGTGCTGAGCATTATCGTCGCAAGCCTGCCGGGGGTGCTGGAGAGCGGCGCGTCCATCATTATGCAGCTGGTGACCGGCTTCCTTTCGGTTGCTCCATCCCTGTATACGGCTGCAGGAGAAATCATTCAGCAGCTGCTCACTTCACTGATGCAGGCGCTGCCGTCCATGTTATCCACCGGCGCTCAGTTTATCATGAACATGGTCAGCGGCCTTTTGTCTAATTTGCCGAGTATCGTCAGCTCTGCAACAACTGTCGTTGCAAATCTGTTGACGACATTTGCAAGTCACCTCCCGGATTTGCTGGCGCAGGGTATTTCCATGATTGGACAGCTGGTGGCCGGCTTAATCTCCATGATTCCGGACGTTATTTCTACTGCAATAGAGATCGGCGGCGATATCATCAACACTTTCGGCGAAACCGACTGGTTGTCTATCGGCAAGAATATCATTGATGGAATCATCACAGGTATCTGGAATGCAGCAGGATCTCTGTTTAATGCGCTGAAAGATCTGGCAAACCGAGCGCTTCAGGCAGCAAAAGACGTTCTGGGAATCGAATCGCCATCCAAAGTGTTCCGGGATCAGGTTGGCAAATACATTCCTGCAGGCGTGGCGCTGGGCATTCGGAATAATCTGGGGCAGGTAAAAGCAGCTGTCCGGCAGATGTCGGCAGCAGCAACAGACAATTTTGCTGCTACACTGCAGATGGATACCCAAGAAAGCAAACGCGCCTCCGCCGGAGGCGTTTCCAGCGGCCACGGCCTAACGGTGAATCAGTATATTTACTCGAAAGCTCAGACGGCGGCTGATCTAATGCTCGAAGCACGCTATCAGGCGGAAATGGCGGTGATGCTAGGTGTTTGAGGTCGTTTTTGAGAATGACAACGGAAAGAAATTCGCTTTCGGCTCGTCCGGAGGCAACTGGTTCGCCATGAATATAGCTGACGGTATGGAAGTGACGCTGGGCAAATCGCAGGGATTTGCCCAGATAGGGGAGACTGTGGAGACGCAGTCTATCTCCGGCCGTCCAATCGATGTCACCGGGAAGATGTACGGGAATATCGTAGAACGAAAAAACGCACTACGAAACACCTGCACCCCGCTGGCCTCCGGACGCTTAGTGTTCGGGAAGGAACACTATATCCGGGTATATGTCAAGGCTGCACCGACATTTGTTGCGGTAAAAAACAATGGTCTGTTCAAAATGCAGTTCTATGCACCATTTCCTTTTTTCTCCGCTTTCACGGAAAGCAGCTATCTTCTTGGCGGTATAACCAAGTGCTTTCGTTTCCCCGTAAACTACGGCAAGCCTCACCGCTTTGGTTCCAGGGGAACAGAAAAATACGTAAACGTCCTCAATTCGGGGGATGTGCGCGTACCGTATAAGCTGACCCTCCGCTCTGAGGG